CAAGGTGATGCAGATGGACGATACCACTGCGTATCGGGACAAGTATGGGATAGATTTTATCCCACAACAGTTTACAAAAGACTTTGTGGTTAAGGTAGATGCGCACAGCAATTCTCCTATTTTTATGGAGGATTTGCGGTCCTTGGCGTTCAACTTGTTCAAGGCCCAGGCGATTGACAAGGAGAGTTTGCTTGACTTGTTAGAGCCTCCTATGAAACAGTTGTTGAAGGACAAGTTGAAGAAGGCTGAAGCCAAGGGCGCTGAGTCGCCGGAAGCCAAGCCTTCTGCTCCGCCGGCTTTGAAGAAGGTCTCGTGATGGAGAAGGTTACTAGCCTTAGGGGTGATCAGCCCCGGTACACGCAGAAAGATTTGGCCCGTTCCGAGGCCCCGGCTTCCCTGCAATATCGCGTGACTGCGATACGTTCCATGGGTAATGATAGGGGTGCGCGGCGGTTAAGCCGTGACTGAAGGGGGTGATCTTAAATGTACCGTGCGATGCGCAAGGCTCGTAAGACCCGTCGCTAATATGAGTTTTTCGGGGGCATCACTCTGTTCGGAAAGGAGGATTAGACATGCGTCGTCGTGGTCGTAAGGCGAAGCGGTAACTAATCTGCGGGGCGAACCCGTTGATTCCGCTGTGCGCCGAGGGGACGCACGTTGTAAATATATCCCCTCGTTTGCTTTTTTCTGGACTAATTGCTTAATGGGTTGTTACTTAGTCGTTGGAGGGTTTGAATGGCTGGTCCTAGTGATCGCATGATGGCGTTAATGGCACGGAGCCAAGGTGCTTCGGCTGATGCCATGCCTGCCGCCCCGCCGCCCAATGATGGTGTGACCCCGCCGATGGGCGCTCCGATGATGACGCCCGAGCCGAAGATGGGCGACAAAGAAGCTGCGATGATCAATGTTGGTCTTGCGCTGGATTTGTTGGAGCAGTCTTTGCCGGCCATTGGTTCCAATTCGCCTGAGGGCAACAAGATTATGTCAGCCGTGCGTGCGTTGACGGGCATGATTCAGCCGCGTCAGGCCAAGGTTGACCAGTTGAAAAACGCCGAGATTCTTCAGTTGCTCCAAAACCTACCGCAGTTGGGTGGTGGCGCTCCTGAGGCCAGGGCAATGATGGCGGCTCCGCCGATCCCTGGGCTTGCGCCGGGTGGTGGTCAAGCGCCGCCGTCCCCGCCGATGCCGCCCGCTGGCGGTTTAATGCCGCCTCCGGGTGGTCCAATGCCGCCTTCTGGCGGCGCCATGCCTATGTAGGAGAAGTAGTATGGACCTTTTCAAGCCGCGTGGCGCCGCGCATGTTCGTCGGCCCACAGACAACACTCAAGCCAACGGTCAGATCATCAATACGCCGCGTTATGCGGAAATGGGTGGTCTTTCTACCGCTGCTAAGATTGGCAGCAAGAACAAGATGGCCATTAAGCCGCCCGGTGACGGCAAGAAGGTTATCTAAGAGAAGGAATCGGGGACATGCCCTCTCTAGAAGATATGGCGCCTGAGGCGCGAGATGAATTGGCTCTACTCGCGCGTCGGCTAGCCGAAAATCCGGCAACTCGCAAAGAGTTTTTGCGTCTGACCAAGAAGGCGACGCCTGACCTACCGATCCCTGAATTGGAGATCGAGGACACGGTGTATGCCGCGACCAATCAGGCGCACGCTCGCGTGGAACAGCTTGAGCAGAAGCTGCGCGAGAAGGAAGCCATGGAAGAATTGAACCGGCGTCGTCAGTCGCTGGTCAAAAAAGGCAAAGTTTCTGATGAGTCGGAGATTGAGCAGGTCGAAAAGATCATGCTTGAGCGCGGCATCACGAATCATGAAACCGCTGCGGACTTCCACAAGTGGATGAACGAGCAAGCGAAGCCGACGCCTTCTACGTTTAGCCGTAATGTGCTGGACGACACGGCGCGCAACACGCTTTCGTCGTTTTGGAAGAACCCGCAACACGCGGCAAGAGACGAGGCGAGCAAGGCTTTGATGGAGTTGAGGAGAAATCCTCGTCCTATCGGACTTTGATCGTTTCTACGGGGACGTAATTTTTGCTTCGGAGATAAGCCATGCCTATCGGTGGTGGTATTCTTCCGGCGACGGGTAGTACGCAGTACACCGAGTTGACTTATGTTACTCGGCGCGCATTTATCCCGAAGCTGGTTGTACAGATTTACAACAGCACGCCGCTTATGGCGGCGCTTATTGCCAATAGCCAACAGGCCACGGGTGGTGTGTCCTCCGTGACTGTGCCGGTTCAAGGCTCTCAGTTTGTGAACGCTCAGTGGTCTGACTACAGCGGCTCCTTCACGCAGCCGTCTGTGCAGCAGGGCGCTTACAATGCTGAGTTTAACCTCAAGTTGATGATTGCCCCCGTGCCGTTCCTCGGCATGGAAGGTGCGGTGCAGCAAGACCACGCCATTATCCCGCTGATCGAGGCTCGCATGAACGATGCGACCAACGTCATGATGGATGCGATGGCGACGGCGCTGTACACCAACACGACCAACACGCAGCAGTTTACTGGTCTGCCAGCGGCGGTTGATGATGGTACAGGCACTGCGACCTACGGCAACATCAATCGCTCGACCTACACGTGGTGGAAGTCGAAGCAGTATGCGGCTGGTTCGGTGAACCCGACCCGTCAGAACGTCCTCCAGTACATTTCCGGCACGGTGAAGAACGGCGCTGAAGTGCCGACCTTTGGCGTGTGCGGCTTTGGTACTTGGACCCTGCTTGCGCAGGATTATGTTGGCCAGGAACAGTACGTCATTACCCCGGGTTCGGGCTTTGATGGCGATGCCAATGGCCCGCAGTCCGGCTTCCGCGCCCTGATGGTCGCTGGTGTGCCGATCTACCCCGATCCGTACTGCCCCGAAGGCACGGTGTACTTCCTGAACACCAACTACCTGTCGCTGTATATTCACGACCAGGGTTCGTTTGTGTTCACGGGCTTCGAGTCCACCTTGCCCAACTGGCAGATTGGTTATGTTGGTGCCGTGCTCATGATTGCGGAATTGGTGAATACCAAGCCCAAAGCCATGACTAAGGTCACCGGCTACAACAGCCTGACGATTTAAGGAGGATTGACCTATGGCTCTCGGCCTTAACAAAATCCTCGTTGCGAACACCTCGGCCAATACGTCCGGTGGTTATCTTCAGCCGGTCAGCGTTGCAAACGTCGGAGCGGGTAACGCCACTGCGATGTCCAGCGCGCAGTTTATCCCGGCTGGTACCTACCTGATGCTGCCGGCGGCGAACGTGACGATTGAAGTCAATAACTACACGGGCACCGCAAATAGCTGGTCCACTCTTCTCGCCAACAACACTGGCGGGGTGCTGATTTCTGATGGGTTTAACGTGCGCGCTAACGCGGTCACGGGCACTCAGACGGTCACGCTCCTCACTGTGAACGGCGGGCAGGCGGCTTCCGGCACCTACAACTCGTAAGGAGTAGTAGGCATGGCAAACGCCAACAGAGTTGGGTCAGAAACTGCGGTTGACTTTGACCGTTATGTCATTGGTCAAGTGCAGGGCGTGTCGGTGTCTGCCACGGGTAATGCCGTGGCGACTATCCCGATCATGTCTGGTGGTCTGACCTCAAATACGGGTTGTTATATTGTTCGCGCCGTTACGGTAATGAACGCTAACAAGTCCATCAATACGGCGAATGTTATTGTCCTCACATCAAGTGATGGCAACAACTCCAACAACATATCCAACGCAACTGTTTTGTCCAACGTGACGGCTGCTACAACAAAGTGGCAGGATTTGACGTTGAGCACAGCAACTGCAACGGATGCGTTTACGGCGCCTGCGTTGTTCGTAAAGGTCAATACTGCCGTTTCCGGTGGTACTTGCGACATTCGCGTTGTTGGATTTTTGGTGAACGCATGACCGATACCGTCTATGTGACCAACGAAGGCGCTATGTCTCTCACCGATGGGTGGGATGGTATTGCGTATGTTTTTGAACCAGGGAAAACGGTCCAAATACCGCTTTTTGTGGCTGGTCACATATTCGGGTATAATGTCGAGGATAAAACACCGCATGTGATTAGGCTTGGTTGGGCAAAAACCACCAATGACATCCCTAAGGCGATGGCGTGGTTGGAGAATTTTGTCATTACAACCGAGCCTCCCACGGTTCGTCGTTCTGTGTCCCCGGAAGCGACGGACTCCGCACAACCTCCTCCGGCGCCGCAACCGCGTCGGGGGAGGGGAGTGGAAGCATCAGCTACTATTCAATGAGGTGCGTGAATGGCTGTTACATTAGCGCAGTACATCACGCAGTGCCGGCGGTTACTGCATGACGCAAACGCTAATTTCTGGTCGGATCAGGAATTAACGGATTACATCAACGACGCGCGTAACAAGCTGGTGCGTGATACCGGGTGCTTGCGTACGATCCAGACTAGCGCCACGGTAACCAATCAAGAGACATACACGTTTGCATCACTGCCTCAGGGTGACCAAACGATGGATATTATTAACCTTAATCTCTATTGGGGTAGCACGCGCATTCCGCTCCGCTATTTGCCGTGGACGGACTTCAATGCGCAGTTGCGTTATTGGCAGAATTACTATGGTCGCCCTGTCGCTTACAGCATGTACGGGCCACAGACCTTTTATCTTGGCCCTGTGCCGGATGAAGTTTACACGATGGAATTAGACACGGTGATTGAGCCGACGGCGTTGGTAAACGCTACGGACACCGATACCATTCCTGATATTTGGACTTCGCCTGTTGCGTTTTATGCGTGTTATACGGCCAAGTTCAAAGAGCAGTCGTATGGCGAGGCGGAGATTTTCAATCAGCAATACATGAAGAAGGTGCAGAGCGTGCTTGTTGGCACGATGACGCGCCGGATGCCGACCCCGTATAGTCAGGCGTACTAATTATGAGCGAGTCATATAAATCCACATTTGGGTTTGATGACCCTCCAACGGATGACGTACAAAGTCAGTCCAATTCTACTGAGGTGTTTGATCAACCAGCCTCGACACCGAGTGCAGGGTTTGATTTAGACACTGAAATGTTGCGGTTAATGCAACTACAGAAAGGCCGCGCCCCTGAAGAGGCTTTTACTGTTCCTGTTGGCGGTGGTCCTGTTAGTGGTCAATTTACTGCGGTGGAGCGGCCCTATGCCCCAGGGGAAGACAACTTATATAGACTGATGTTAGGTGTTGGCGCTCCGTTAGACGAAAATTTTCGGTTAGGCGCTCAGTTAATGGCGCAACAAGACCCTTCGCGCGCTGGCAGCACAGTTGTTCGTCCTGCGCTCAATTTGGGTTATGGGCCTCTTAGCTTGAACGCGGGTTATCAAGGGGTTGCAACCCCGGACGCTCAAGGCGCCATGCAATTTGCCCCGACTTATGGATTGAATTTGAATTTGCCGGTTGCTGGCGGGCAATTTTCTGGCGGCATCAGTAAAACGGGTGGACAGCCCGACCCTTATCTATATGCCGCTTATCAACGCGCAGTGCCTTTTCTTGGTGGCGACCTGGGATTTGAGTTATCCTCTGCGGACCGACTGAGAAATTTAGCGGCTCTTTTGTCATATAAGCGGGTGTTCTGATGGCGTCGCCGGAGCAGCGCAAACAGTATCATATCTCCAAGAATTTTAAGGGGATAAATACTCAAGCTAACCGCACGGCTATTGATTCGGACGAGTTCGCTTGGCTTGAGAACGCACAGCCTATCGGTTACGGCAACGTCAAAACTGTGCCGGCTCAAACTACCGTCCAGGTGTCCAGCGCAAACTTGGTGTGGAGTGGTACTGTTGAGTCGTTGTACGACGCCAATGTGAACAACAAAGAGTACATCTTTGCGTTTTTCACTAATGGCGGGGCGGAGGCTTACAACGCAACCGACGGGACTAAGGTCACGGTTGCCAACTCGGGCAAGTTTTCTGCGGCTGGCGTGCGTATTGCGCAGTGGAAGAATGAGCGCATCCTGATTATTGACCCGTCCAAGGGACTGTTCAACTGGGATGGCACAAACGTAGTTAGCATTGGCTCGGTGTCGGACTATGGCATGACCGATGTGGGGTCTGGTTATACCTCAACGCCCTCGGTGTCTT